ATGCAGATGAACCCCCAGAATACTCAACCGCAAATAATGAACTATGACCCGAATCTGACGTCGTGCGGACGCATGGCAAAACAAACCGTTCGATTAACTTTCGGACTATGGGAATACCGCGAAACATTCGAAGTTACTGTCGGCGGCAATCTGACCGGACTGGATGTTATCAGTTGCGCTATTGAAAGCCTGTACGCAACGCTACCTTATGAAGAAGTCAGGGATAAGCGTACTGGGGAAACGGATATCATGGCCACCATTAATATTGGCGAACTGATATGCCAGGATGAAGACCTGTCCGGAGAGCTCTGGCTTGCCGGGATGCTTGTCTCAGCAGAAATTATCAGTATTGAACCCGCTACAAACATACGACTCTGAAGTTCTCACTATTCAGAGAGCAGGAGAAAAAATGTTCGCTCTGATTAATCAAGGACAACTGTATACCGACAGTGCCGGTTACCCGGTAAAAATTGTTCGCTGCATAAACAACACCGTGTTGTACAGAAGAATGGACGGGCAAACACAATCGGTAAAAATGAACGATTTTAATGAATCGTTTGAACGGATCGATCACCAGGAATACCGACAAATTCTGGCAGAAACAGAACAGGAAGCTCATCTGAAAAAATTACGTGCCATGAAAAGGAAGTAAAGAATGAATAAAGCGTTTGAGCTATGGGTACGCCAGCGTTACGGCAATCGCTATGACCTGACGCGAGATGTTGACGGTTTCTACTGTCGCGAAATTGTGAGACGAATGTTTGAAGTGTGGTGCCACTGCCGTGGGCTGAATGTTGTGTGAGGTGATGTATGGGACTGGATTGCGTGCCTATATCAACCTACTGCCGCGACGCGGGAGAAACGGTTGATGCCGTTAACAAACGGATACAAAGAGGAATCTGGAAAGAAGGGATTCATGTATTAAAAGTCGACGGAGTTAAAGAACGTTGGGTCGACTTAATGGAGATTTCAAAATGGGCAAGAAAGAACAAGGATCATTATCTCTCCCTAGAGGAGTAACTATTCGCCAGCATAAAACTGGCAGCACCCTGGTTATCACTTTTACATATAAAGGGGTTCTGTGTCGGGAACCCCTCTCCAGAATGGAAGTAAATGCGCGCGGCGTGAAGTACGCCGAGCGTCTGCTGGGAGAAATAAAAAATCAGATTATCGATGGTACCTTCGAATATGCAAAATACTTCCCCAACTCCCAAAAGCTGGAGTTGTTCGGGGGAGTGAAAAAAAACAAAAATATAAAATCTTACCTGGATGAATACCTGATTATCTGCCAGAACCGTAACCTGTCACCATCGACAATTAGAGGTTATGAAAAATGCCTGTCGGCGCTGTCAGCATTGCATAAATTTCATGTATCAGAACTGACACCTGCAGTACTAAAAAACTGGATCGCCAGCAGAAAAACAAAACTGAAAACTATCCGCAATAATCTTTCATTCCTGCGCAGCGCCATAGATGAAGCGGTGACCGATGGTTTGTTAACAATAAATCCTGTCACGCTGGTCAGCGCCAGCCGGTATCACGTATTGGACAACACACCAGGCAGTGATGATTACGAGGTCGATCCTTTTACACCAGCGGAGACGGCAGCAATCTATGACGCCTGTCATTACCCGGAATGGCGAAATCTGTTTCGCTTTGCCTTTAATACCGGACTGCGCAGCTCAGAATTGTGCGCGTTGCGCTGGACAGATATAGACTTCATCGGCAACACTGCACATGTCCAGACTGCAAGCGTAGTCGGGGTAATCAAAAGCACCAAAACAAAAGCCGGCACTCGCAAAGTACAACTGAACAACGAAGCACTGGCAGCTCTTCAGGCACAAAAGCCCTACACGGCGCTAAAAAGCGACTTCATATTCAGCGATCCGAAAACTCGCGCTCCTTGGGCAAACGCAGATGCGATCCGCAAAAAAGCCTGGGTACCGACCCTTAAAAAGGCTGGAGTACGCTATCGCAATCCGTACCAGACACGCCACACGTTCGCCACTCGGCACATTAGCCAGGGTGTTAACCTGTTCTGGCTTGCTGGTCAGATGGGGCATAAAGGACCGGAAATGCTGTTCAGACATTACGGCTCTTACCTTGCAGAATACGATGGAAAAACGGCGATTTCTGCAACCCCGTAACGGCAAAATTTTTCAAAATGTTGTACAGAATCAGGACGTTACCGGGACAACAATATGTACGTAAAATGCACATAATGCCTTGCGTGAAAAAATAAATCGTTCGTATTCAATAAACTATGTGAATCCCGATCACGGGTTCAACTCCCGCCAGCTCCACCAAATCATGATCCGGATACGTCCGGTGAAGTACAGAAAGCCCGCACGGCACAAGCCCTGCGGGCTTTTTTGTGTCTGTCATTGTCCGAGAACATCCGGCTAAATCCAGAGAAAATTGGTACACGTTTAGGTACACGCTATACTGTGGTCCATTAAACGTGTACCAATTATGGAAGGGATCCAGACATGGCGCGTATCACACGCCCCCTCACTAACAATGAAATCCTTAAAGCCAAACCCCGTGAAAAAGACTTCACCCTTCATGATGGTGATGGCTTGTTCTTGCTCGTCAAAACCACTGGTAAAAAACTCTGGCGCTTCCGTTATCAACGACCGGGAAGCAGCAGCCGCACAAATTTGAGTCTCGGCTCATATCCTGCCCTTACACTCGCAGCAGCTCGTCAGATACGCGACCAGCACTTAACCACGCTTGCGCAAGGTATGGATCCGCAGCAGCAACAAGAGCAGGCATCAGAACAACGTCAGATTGAGTTGGATAGTATTTTCTCAACTGTGGCCGCCAACTGGTTCAAAATGAAGAGCAAAAGTGTCACTGAAGACTACGCTAAAGATATTTGGCGCTCTTTGGATAAGGATGTGTTCCCTGCAATAGGCGCGATTCCTGTTCAGGAGATTAAGGCCAGAACGATAGTTGAAGCGTTGGAACCAATCAAAGCACGAGGTGCATTAGAAACTGTTCGTCGCTTGGTCCAGCGCATTAACGAAATAATGATTTACGCAGTTAACACAGGCCTGATTGATGCTAATCCGGCATCGGGTGTCGGAATGGCATTTGAGAAACCGAAAAAGCAAAACATGCCGACACTTCGACCAGAAGAATTGCCAAAGCTCATGCGCTCTTTGGTGATGTCGAATCTCTCAGTTTCGACCCGCTGTCTAATTGAATGGCAACTCCTGACGCTCGTGCGTCCATCTGAGGCTTCTGGCGCTCGGTGGGTAGAGATCGATCTTGATGCCAGGCTCTGGACAATTCCAGCAGAGCGGATGAAAGCAAATCGAGAGCATATCGTTCCTTTATCAACCCAGGCGTTAGAAATTTTGGAAGTAATGAAGCCTATTAGTGCTCATCGTGAACATGTCTTCCCCAGTAGAAATGATCCCAAACAGCCAATGAATAGCCAGACGGCGAACGCTGCCTTAAAGCGGATTGGTTATGGTGGAAAGTTGGTTGCACATGGTTTACGTTCAATTGCGAGTACAGCTATGAACGAGGCGGGATTCAATGCTGACGTCATTGAGTCTGCTCTAGCACACTCTGATAGAAATGAAGTTAGAAGAGCTTATAATCGTTCTACATATCTAGATAAAAAAATAATACTATTTAACTGGTGGGGTGCACAGGTCTATAAGAAGTAAATAGAGCCTGCTGAAATGCAGGCTCCACTTCTTTATTCAGTAAATATTACATCATCAATATTAAAAGACACTTTAAAATTAGGGTAGAGTTTCAATATTACCTTTTCGAAAATCTCATCATCATCATTTAAATTTCTTGCTCTTGAATAAAGACGGTAATTATCTTTTGTTATTTGTTTAATTTCGATATGACAAGCATCATTACTATCAAAGCCTCTAAAGAAGGTAAAACTATCCAAACTTACAGCATAAATATTATTCAAGGCATTTTCGTCCTCAAAGAAGTAAGTTAACTTATAATCCTTATAAACTTCATAATTATAGTTCTTAACTGAATTTTTATTCACAAATAATATATAATTACTCTTCTCTATATCAGCATCATTAAATTTTAAAAAACGCCCTCCTGCTTTGACACAATTGAATAATTGCTGCTTATATATAGATATGATTCCATCTCCATATAGCCCAGCACTTGATAAATATGAAACATCATCAACCACGCCTAAAAACTCACGTTTTGATGGATAAAAAATTAGTTCACTTGTTTTATGGCATATAGGAAGCTTGGATAAATCAACATTTAATGTACTAACAAGCCATTTATTTAAATGTAAATTCACATCTATTTTAAAGCGTAATACAATGTTCTTATCCATTGTCGATTTTATAACTTTTCTCGTAACTTCTTTGCTCTTATACTCCAACATCATATCAAATTTATCTTTAATTAAATCCACTTCCCTTTTCACTTCATTATTATCATACCCCATAGATGTTACCATTATATCTAATTCAGGAGACTCACACGCTTTAATTAGCAGGTGATAGTCGTTAGAACTAAATCCCACCACATCGACTAATTTACGCCAGTCGTACAAGTATCTCAGGTTAAACCCTCTACGTTTTACAGCCAAAACCAATAATATAAAGACTAATGCTCTTATTGCATAGTGATATTCTGTAACAGTATAGGCCTCACCTTCCGGGAGATTTCTAATTCGTTGTTCATCTATACTTGCACGAATTCTTTCTTCATAAGAACCAAATAACATTCCATATAACTCAACTTCATCTGTATAATTAGAAAAGATAGCAAGATCGCTCCACAATTTGCTAGCATTAATTATCGCATCGATCTCCACGTCACTTTTATTGTCAGTTTGAATTGCGCTCCAACGCATCTGAAGAACAGTTAAAACAAACCGCTGAATTTTAAATATAACAGAAATAATTTCGCTAGCATTTCTTTTTTCTAAATTCAAATACTTGACACTAAGATGCTTAGTTCCTGCATTAAAGTACTCCCCCCAAAACATTATCGCACTGTAATCTAACTCATTGCATGCAGATTCAATCAACCCTTTAATGACTTCATAATAGTCTGCGTTATCATCGTGATAACTCAAATAACTATTCAAGGTATCTTCATGATTTTTGATAAAAGCATTAAAGTCATCTCTATTTAAAGAGAGTTTTGCTATCTGTATTATAAATTCTAACGCGGCAGTTTTCTTTCTAAGATTAACATTCAACTCAGAAAAATTATTCATTAACTCATCAATAGAATTTTTTTTCACATCCGAATTATTTAAATATTGATATGACAGTCCAAAAGCTATATCAAAAGGATATGCTGAAACATCCCCATTAACTAAGCATGAAAAAACATTAATAGCATTTCTTATTGACTCTCTGTTATTTTCCAAAAGAGCACTATACAGATAGATGACAACCCCATTAATTAATTCATCATAATGATTAATCACTTTAAATTCATTATCTGTTATTAACACACCAACAATCAAAGAAGAAACTTTCTTTGATGATTTTTTATCCAAAATTTTTTTAGCCGTATAATTAACTTCTATAGTTTTGCTTCCACTACTATGCAGGTTAATATTTGGCACAATAATTTCATATTCATCCAATAAACCTTTTATCTTCATTCCATTTAAAAAATTGTTTAGTTTATGGAATTTCTCTAAATCTATGTCAACAGTCAAAACATTATCACCCCCATATATCCCTATGCTATATGGTTGTTGCTTTTGCATTTTCATTTTGCCATAAGAATAATATCCATTTGGTAAATCTCTAACTAGATTTAAAATCTTATCATGTAATTCAGAGTTAGCATCCTCTAACAAGGTATAACCCTTGACAAGACTTGAGCAGTGAGATTGTAAATACTCAACAGCGAAGTTCTTATTACGTGACATGTTAAATAATTTCAAGTATGTTTTAAAATACTTCAAAAGAAAATACATTGATAGTAATTGTGACACCACATACTGAGCAATACCACCACCAAAAACAAAAAAGAAGAATGAAATTATCAAGGTTGATATTGCATCAATACCAAACTGCACAAGGTTGATTTCATCCAGTATCTTTTTCCTAATATAACTTTCCAACGCACGAGGTGAGGATTTATTAACAGCATCAACAGTCACACTCATAAAAGTTAATGACAACGCACTGATTGTACCGTGTATACCTAAGGAGACCCCCCAAGCACTAAATATCCAATCAAACCCCAATTTTTTTAAATCACTAGAATTAGAAAACAACCACCACCACTCATTTTTACAAAAAAAAACAAGAATACATAAAGTAAAAAAAATAAAAAAACCAGAGATATAACAAAACAATCTTTTACCCATCATTCGTCCTTATGTTTTTTGGGTATTGTAAACCAAAGATAAAACCCTCTATGGTTTTGCATGCCCTGTATATTGATTTGTGTAAATTAGCTCATTACCAATTAGCGCGCAATGCTCTCCCCGCCACGCCTGCCCGCTTAAGAGGTCACTTTTAATGCAGGTGCATGAACGGCCTCAGACCGCACCGGTACTGGTGTTGCGTGGGATAAAAAATACGGGGATTTGCATGCAAAGCCATGCACCTTATGGATGCATGGCTTTTTTCGGGAAAAATAGCGGAATTTTCGGTTTTTTTTCGCGTGCTACCGTGCGGCCAGTTCTGCACGTCGGCGGGTGTAAATCAGGTTCTGTGCCGGGGTGAATTTCTGGCGATTATCATCCCGCGAAGCCGCATCAGGCCTGAATCCGATAGCCGTTAAAATATCGCTGTCCTGCACGGAATAATTAATTTTTTCACCTGCGGCCAGCCACACCGACAGGGCTTCACGCAGATAATCAACCGAGTGCTGCATGGCGCTCTGTTTTACTGCGGGAAGCTGTTCGTGATATCCCATCAGCTCAGGTGCCAGCGTGGCGGCCAGCTCCGCGCCGTGCTGCTGCATAAAGTCATGGAGCCGGTTGCGGATACTGATGTGCTGCACCTCCTCATGTGAGCGGATATAGCGACCGGCGGCCTGATTAATTTCCCACTTTTTCACGTCGATATTGTCGCGCAAATCCTGCATTCTGAGCGGGATTTGTTCGTCACCGGCAAGGAGCTGTTCACGGTATTCCCGTTCAAGGTCTGCCAGTTCGGCTTTACGTTTCAGCCAGGTGTTTTTGTTCGTCTGACAGGCCTCAAAGGCCTGCTGTATGGTCACAGTGGTCACGTGTCTCTCTCCTGATTAATGCCGGAACGGCGAGCTGTAGCAGCCCTGTACTTTACGCGGCGGCGGTGGCGTCACCGGGGCGGGGTCGGGTTTCTCCGGTGCGGCACGTATCACACCGTCAACCGACTCGATGGTGCGGAAAGTGGCCGAGCATTCGATATTGGTACACTGGTGATAACGCTGTTTGACGTTTTCCGACAGATAACGGCTGGTACGGACGTGCGCGGTATTTTTGCAGAACGGGCAGTGAAACATGATTCAGCCCTCTGCCTGTTCGTGGGATTTTTCTGCCAGTTCAGCGGCAAGTTTCATCCGTCTGGCCGGGCTTCTTAACAGCGCCATATCAACCCCGGTTATGACCGGGCGATTCATGCCCGTTACGGACAGGACCGGCTCCTGCTCCATATCAAAATGATACAGGGCTGACTGCATATTCAGGGCATCACCCAGCTCGCGGGTCACGGTCGCACGCGGCGAGGTATCTCCACTCATTTCCAGCGACCGTATACGCAACAGAAAGGCACGTAACAGTGCAGGATTGATACCGGTCAGCGCCTTCTTCCACTCGCTGTTGGCGTAGGTAGTGAACGCTTTTTCATGGGCGCTGATATAAGCCGTACCGGAGGAGCATGCGCCAAGCATGGCGTGGCTTTTGTCTTTCTCCAGCTCGGTAATCAGACCGGTGAACTCATCAGCCAGTTCGCGGCTGGCGATACGTTTGCTGTGTTCAGCTTTCAGTTCAGGAGTGAGGTTGCCGCGCAGAGTTCGAAAGCGGCTGCGCCAGTCCTGTTCGGCCTGTGCGCTTTCACTGAGGGCGGTCTGTCGTTCCTGCTCACAACGCTGAATGGAAGCCTCAATGTCGCTGAGTTTACCCATGCAGGCCGAGTGTGCGTCTTTTGCTTCGTTAAGTGCGGCCAGCGCACCGGCAATACGTTGTTCCGCGCCTTCATCCTGTTTACTGATAACGGTCTGCATGGCTTTGATAATGAGTTCGGGTTTCATGTTCAGGTTCTCCGTATGTTCAACCTGAAATGATTCTGACGCCTCCTGCACAACAACACGATTCATTGCCGTTGTCAGAGTGCTGGCACAAACAGACCTTAAAATCAGGCTGGCCAGAGAAAGGTCGCAGGAAAACCTTACTCACCGTTTGTTTTTTTACTTATAACTATTCACCACTGTTCACCTTAAATAAAAAGATAAGTAATACAGTAAGTTAAATGGTGAACAGTTGAAGGTCTGACTGTTCACCGTCTGTTCACCACTGTTCACCCTTCAGTTTTGCTCTGGCTATATCATTTAGACTTTATTACGATTGAAAACGAAGAATATATAACTAAAAGAGATATTAATTGCTGCATTGTAATGCAGTGATTTGCATATGTTTGCCAGCGTTTGCCTTTGTTTGCCAGAGCGAAAAGTCAATGTTTGTTTCCCCGAAAATCTCACATGACCTGAGGGAAAATATAAACATAATAAGGAGCTACCCGAAGCCGGACGGACACGACCGGCACTGTATGGACTTTGTGAGGTAGCCCGATGCACACCGCTTTTTCTTCCCCGTCTTCTGCCCCTGCCGCGCCGCTGATGCCGGTTTCTGATACCGTTCACGAGCGCTTTATCCGTCTGCCCGAAGTGATGCATCTGTGCGGCCTGTCCCGCTCGACCATTTACGACCTCATCAGCCGGGAAGCCTTCCCGAAACAAATCTCCCTCGGCGGAAAAAACGTGGCGTGGGCGCAGTCTGAAATCACTGCATGGATGGCGGATCGCATTGCCGAACGTAACCGGGGCTATGACGCATGATGATGGCCGCTCAGCAAAAAGCCCCTTTTTCTGGCTTGCTTCTTTTCGCCGTTTCCAGGTATAGTTTTCCCGCTGTCGCAAAATCGGCAGCCGGGATTGGCGTCCCGTTTACAACATTGGCGACACCGGACGCGCCTTGCGTCTTTTTTTGTGTCTATGCCTCAGCGCATCCATTTTTGATCCAGAGATTTATCTGTCTATGGATCCTTCGTGTAATGGTGGCTCAGGCGGGGGCTTCTCACGAAGCGCCGGTTTCCAATGTTGCCGGTTACGCCAACCCCGTCTGGGCTACCACCAGTGAAATTGGCGTTTCCAGTGGTAGCAGTCACATGCAAACATTGGAGGTTGCCACTATGGCTACGACCCTCACCCCGTCACACCCGCAGTTTGTCTTTGTGTTTGCCGCCGTTCGTCGCGCAGACCGTAAACCCCGTATTTGCATGCTGCGCACCGTTGCCGGTGACGAGCACGCCGCACGCCTTTCCCTCGTTCGCGATTACATCCTCTCGTTCGCTGGCCGTCTGCCGGTTGCGGAGGTGCGCGCATGAGACACACCACCATTACTGCCCGTGACCTCGAATGTCTGGAGCATATGCGCAATGTCGGCCAGCTCGTCAGCGACCTGATGCAGGTGCAGGACTGCGCCACCGTTCGTCGTGACCCTGCGCAGCAGTTACAGCTCACCTCCGTGATTTACCTCATGACCGCCCAGCTCGACGGCGTGGTCGAACGCTGCAATCAGCAGTGGCTGACCGGGGAGGGTAACGTATGAAAAAGCCATTACCACCCGTATTACGCGCCGCGCTGTATCGTCGCGCCGTGGCCTGTGCATGGCTGACCCTGTGCGAACGCCAGCACCGCTACCCGCACCTCACCCTCGACGCGCTGGAAAGCGCCATTGCCGCCGAGCTGGAGGGCTTCTACCTGCGCCAGCACGGCGAGGAAAAAGGCCGTCAGATTGCCTGTGCCCTGCTCGAAGATTTAATGGAAGCCGGACCACTGAAAGCCGCCCCGTCGCTGTCCTTTCTCGGGCTGGCCGTGATGGATGAACTCTGCGCCCGTCATATCACCGCACCGGCACTGCACTGAGGGAAAACACCATGAAAATGAACGTAACGGACACCGTAAAACAGGCGTGCGGCCACTGGCCGCGCATTCTCCCTGCGCTGGGTGTGAAGGTGATTAAAAACCGCCATCAGTCCTGCCCGGTGTGCGGCGGCTCCGACCGCTTTCGCTTTGACGATAAAGAGGGGCGCGGGACGTGGTTCTGTAACCAGTGCGGCGCGGGAGACGGCCTGAAACTGGTAGAGAAAGTGTTCGGCATGACCCCGTCAGAGGCGGCCGGGAAGGTGAACGCCGTGACCGGCAACCTGCCGCCGGTTTCCCCGGAAGTGACTGCGGCCGCAGAGGCCGAAACTGTGGCCGACCGCAAAGCGGCGGCCGCGCTGGCCGTCAGGATCATGGAGAAAACCCGACCGGCCACCGGCAATGCCTACCTCACCCGCAAGGGTTTCCCCGACCGGGAATGTCTGACGCTCACCGTCATGCATAAAACCGGCGGCGTGACGTTCCGCGCCGGTGATGTGGTTGTCCCGCTGTATGAGGATACCGGCACACTGGTTAACCTTCAGCTTATCAATGCTGACGGTCTCAAGCGCACCCTGAAAGGCGGTCAGGTCAAAGGTGCATGCCATACCATTGAAGGGCAAAAACAGGCGGGAAAACGCCTGTGGATTGCGGAGGGTTATGCGACCGCGCTCACCGTGCATCACCTGACCGGGGAAACCGTCATGGTGGCGCTGTCCTCCGTGAACCTCCTTTCTCTGGCGAGCCTTACCCGTCAGAAGTCCCCGGCCTGTCAGATTGTGCTGGCCGCTGACCGTGACCTGAACGGCGACGGCCAGAGCAAAGCCGCTGCGGCCGCAGATGCCTGTGAGGGCATTGTTGCCCTGCCGCCGGTGTTCGGTGACTGGAATGATGCGTTTATGCAGAAAGGTGAAGAGGCCACGCGGAAAGCCATTTATGACGCCATCCGGCCACCGGCGCAAAGTCCGTTTGATACCATGAGCGAAGCGGAATTTACCGCCATGAGCGCCAGCGACAAGGCCTTGCGGGTGCATGAGCATTACGGCGAAGCGCTGGCGGTGGATGCGAACGGCCAGCTCCTGTCCCGCTATGAAAACGGCATCTGGAAAAATATCCCTGCCGCCACTTTCTCACGGAATGTGGCTGACTTATTCCAGCGTCTGCGCGCCCCGTTCTCGTCCGGGAAAATTGCCTCGGTAGTGGAGACCCTGAAACTGATTATTCCGCAGCAGGATACACCGGCACGTCGTCTGATTGGCTTTCGCAACGGGGTACTCGATACCCAAAGCGGCGTATTCAGCCCGCACCATAAATCGCACTGGCTGCGCACGCTGTGCGACGTGGATTTTACCCCGCCGGTGGACGGGGAAACGCTGGAGACTCACGCGCCAAACTTCTGGCGCTGGCTCGACCGTGCAGCCGGTAAAAACCCACAAAAACGCGACGTGATTCTGGCCGCGCTTTTTATGGTGCTGGCGAACCGTTACGACTGGCAGCTCTTTCTCGAAGTGACCGGTCCCGGCGGGAGTGGCAAAAGTATTCTGGCCGAAATCGCGACCCTGCTCGCCGGAGAGGATAACGCCACGTCGGCCGACATCGACACGCTGGAAGACCCGCGCAAGCGAGCATCCCTGATTGGCTTCTCGCTAATCCGTCTGCCTGACCAGGAAAAATGGAGCGGTGACGGCGCAGGACTCAAGGCAATCACCGGCGGCGATGCGGTCTCGGTTGACCCGAAATACCAGAACCCCTATTCCACGCATATTCCGGCTGTAATTCTGGCCGTGAACAACAACCCGATGCGCTTCACCGACCGCAGCGGCGGCGTGTCGCGTCGCCGGGTGATTATTCACTTCCCGGAGCAGATTGCCCCGGAGGAACGCGACCCGCAGCTCAGGGATAAAATTGCGCGCGAGCTGGCCGTCATTGTGCGCCAGCTTATGCAGAAATTCAGCGACCCGATGACCGCGCGCACACTGCTCCAGTCGCAGCAGAACTCCGACGAGGCACTCAGCATCAAGCGCGATGCTGACCCGACGTTTGATTTTTGCGGCTATCTGGAAATGCTGCCGCAGACCAACGGGATGTTTATGGGGAATGCCAGCATCATCCCGCGTAATTATCGTAAATATCTCTATCACGCGTATCTGGCCTATATGGAGGCTAACGGCTACAGGAACGTGCTCAGCCTGAAAATGTTCGGGCTGGGGCTGCCCATGATGCTGAAAGAGTACGGCCTGAATTATGAGAAGCGGCACACCAAGCAGGGGATACAAACCAATCTGTCGCTGAAAGAGGAAAGCTACGGAGACTGGTTGCCGAAGTGCGATGACCCCACAGCAACATAACCTCACTCAGACCGGCATCAGCCGGTCTTTTCCTTTCTGACCATTGCCACAGGGTGAACAATCCACTGTTCACCCTTCACCGTATATTCACCCTGTATCACCATGAAATTATTGATAAAAAACCAGAGGTGAACAGTGTGAATAGTAAAACCTGAAAAAACTTTTTATCCCTCCACCACATCGCCTGACCGGGCGCATCCAGAGCGAGAAAAAAACACAAAGGTGAAGAGTCGACTGTTCACTCTTCACCAACTCATCACCATTTATCTTTATGATTTAAAATAGAAAATAAGCATGGTGAACAGTGTGAACAGTTAAATGCAAAAAAACTTTTTTTGAGTATGATGTAGCTCTCCATACTTTATGGAAAGATCCAAGTTAGCTGAAAGCCTCACCAAGACAGCACGTTAATTCGTAACGTGTTAAGCAAAAGGGAATTTTATGGGGACTACTTTGCTTCAAGAAAACCATGAAAAAATTTTAAACATACTAAATGAAGCTAAAGATGTGGCGCTAAGGTATTACAAATTAACCAATAAGCCTCTCGGAATCACTGGAGAAATAGCTGAACATGAAGCTGCAACTCTTCTCGGGTTGTCACTATGTTCAGCACGTCAGTCCGGATACGATGCGACTGAGATTTTGGACGGGAAAGAATATAGAGTTCAAATCAAAGGTCGATATATGCCTGATCCTAAAAAAGTCTCTGCGAGAATTGGTGCTATTGATATATCTAAGCCATTTGATTCTGTTCTTTTAGTTTTGCTTGATGAAAATTATGATGCTTTTGCCATGTATGAAGCATCACGAGATGTAGTAGTCGCAGCTCTTCAAGCTCCGGGGTCAAAGTCTAGAAATGAGCGAAATCAACTAGGCATAGCAAAATTCAAGTCCATTAGCCGTCTCCGCTGGAGCAAGGTTGCTGAACCTGAGATCCTTTAA